CGTCATAGACCAGCGTGCGGTCAGGCAAGTGGACATATAGGTGCTGGTGCGCCTTGTCGTTGCGCGCTTCCATCTTTACTGTGGCGAGCTGCGCCTCGGTGTACTGCAGCAGAATCTCGTCGATCTCCTGCGTGCTGATCTTTTGTGCCGTTGCGGCTGCGCCCATGTAGATGCCTGGAGCCTCGTTCCTGCCACTTCCCAAGAATGCGATGCGCTCCGAAAAGACGCAACATCCAAACGTGCCGATCACACCCTTTTGAATCTGCGCGCCGTCGATGCGTGCAAATGGAAAAACCTCGCCTCCCACGTTGTCGAACACCTCGATGGTGTTGCGGTTCAGTGCGTAAATTTCGTTGCGCAGTTTGAGTAGGGCCACCACTGGATCGGGATCGACCTCCGAGCTGCCGTACTTCAGCGGGTTGACTGCCAGCGGGTTTGACAGCTCTGTGACGATCAAAAACTCGCCATCGGTGGTCATGAAATAGCCGTCGACCCAGACCACATCGAGCACCAGTCCGAGGTCAGGGTCTGTGTTCTGCGTCAGCGTGCCGGTCGACGGGTTCCAAAAGTACAAGCGCCCACCGGACGCAATAGCCAGCAAGTCAAAGCTGTAGTCCAGTGTCACCAGCGTGTTGACTGGGCCGCCCACATCGCCCAGCACGGTCACTGCGCCATTGCTGGCCACCGTCACGAGCTTGGTGCCCATGACGCGATAGCAGATGCCATTCCAGTTGATACCACCGCGGTCGATGCCTGGGCCGCTGCCGTTGGCCACGATGCCATCACCAGGACGCAGAAAGCCAGAGCTGATGCCGCTGTTCTTGGGAACTGGCACCATGTTGACCGGGTAGGACGTGCGGAAGTCCGGGCCGTTGTCGGTGTAGATGCCGTTCAGGATGGGTATCTGCATGGCCTCACCACTTCACCTTGTCTGCCCAGTAGGCAGCGCTCATTTTTCCCTTGGCGATGTTGCCGGCATGTCTGGCCTTGAACGACTCGCGTCTGGCCTTGTCTGCCTTGGACTCGCCTTCCTTCTTTGGGCTGCCAGAGACGCCTTGCTGCCCGAACCTGATCGTCTTGACCTGGTCACCAGACTTGGCCACCACGACATGCGACTTGGTCGGATGCGCAGGCGTGCGCTTGGGCTTGTTGAAGCCCTCGACGCCAATGCGCTCCAGCCGTGGGTCTTTCTTGGCCGCCATGATCAGGCAATCCGATACCAAGAGTTAGTGGCCTGCACGAATCGCACGCGGAAGAAGTCTTGCGCCGCCAGCGTGGCTGGAGCACCATAGAGCTGCGATGCACCATTGCCTGCCAGCGTGAAGGCCGTGATCTGCTGCGTGGTCGTGATCAGCACCTCGGTGCCGTCAGGCGTCTGCGTGTTCAGTGGCAAGGTGACAGTGCCAGTGGCCAGTGTGCTGGCAGGCTGGATCAGCATCCACTGCTGCTGCGCCACAGGTGTGGGCACTGCCAGGTTAAAGCCGGTGCCAGGCGTATAGACGTTGGTAGCCAGCGTGGGGCTGGCAAAGGTCTGCTGGAAGTAGGCCAGCAGAGCGCCAATCGGCAGCCTCCGCGCATCGCCGTTGTTTGGCGTGTAGACCGGAATCTGATCGCCAGGCGAGGCGACCATGAGAAGCGGAAGTTGGTTGATGTATGGCATGGCTGTGTCCTTTCAGTTGAACTGTAACGGTCCATCTGGGCCAGCTTCGACTGGACTGACAGGAGGACGCAGGAATGGGTTGTCGTAGACGCGCCAGGGCTTGTTGCCAGCTCCTGACGGCATGGTGTTGGGGAATTGCTGTTCCAGCGGGAACGTGGCGCGCTGCAGCAGCGTGTCATAGCCCTGCTTGGCAGTGGCCTTGGTCTCATTCATGACCTGCTTGCCGTACTGTGGCGCAAGCCTGATGCCAAGGCTGCAAATGATGGCCTCATATGCCGAGTCCGGCACATTGGTCTGCTCGTCAAGGCTGCCGTCTTGTGGGCTGGCCGGGATCGGATAGCCGAGTCGGATACCCTTGCCGTTCCAGTCGGCCATCATGGCGTCCAGGCGTTTCCTGGCCGATTCAAGCTGCTCCGGCTGTAGGTCGAAGACGTAGGACGCAAGGCCGATCTCTTCGAATGCCGCATAGACAAATTGGCGCTTGCTGTATCCCATGTCAGCCTCCCTGCTGCAATGCAGTGGCAATCAAACCACTGAGTTTTTTGTCGGACGTGCGACCGTTGAATGGTATACCCAGCTCAGTGGCTTTGGCCTCCAGCTCGGCACGAGTCACTGGTGCGTTGTCATCAGGCACAGTGCTTTCGACAGGCGCTGCAGCCTGGGCTTTCGCCTCAGCTTGGGCCTCAGCCTGCTCTCGAAGCAGCCGATGGTTGATGCCATCGATTGGCTTGGAAGGCTTGCGCACCTTCGTCGGTTTTTTGTTCTTGCGGTATTTGGGCAAGAGGATTTTTGTTTCCATCACTTGGCCTTTTTCTTTGCGGTCTTGGCTGCAGCCTTGAAAGCCGCATTGGTCGGCGCGCCTTTTGACCCAGGCTTGCGCATGCGCTCAGGCGTCTTGCCTGCATCCTTCTGGCGCTCAATGCGCTCGCGCTTGGCGTGGATGTTGGCGTATAGGCCGGCCTTCATTTCTTGGCTTTCATGCTTTTGGCTGGCGCTTTGCTGGGCTTGCCTGCTGCTTTGGCTGCAGTGCGTGCAGTTGAAAGTGCGACGGCCACAGCCTGCTTCTGGGGCATGCCCTTCTTCATCTCCTTCGAGATGTTCTTGCTGATGGACTTCTGCGAATAACCCTTGGTCAATGGCATGGTGCGCTCCTTTGCTGTGAAAGAGAGAAGGGGCCGAAGCCCCTTCCCTCAGCCTGCTGCTTACTGGTTGAACAACAAGATGCCGGACATCTCGGGGTTCTTGTTCACCACACCGAACAGCGTGTCGAGACGATACTTGATCGTCATGCTGTCAATGTCGTAGAACTTCTGCATGACCAGCTCAATGCCCTGGTCGGTGCTTGCGCGCATCACTGCGACACCAGCGTCCGAAGGCACTGCATAACGGCCAGGCAAGATTTCCAGAGAGTCACGCTGCCAGAAGACGTTCACCGAAGCAGTGTTGACGTTCAAGAAGTTGATGGCCGCCGTGTTGGACGGGGTGACCACTTCCACGTTCTTGTACTGCAACTGAGCGTCGGTGGCGACAGACTGGGCACCGATGATCGGAGGAGTGATCGTCATGGTGGTGGCCGAGTCAACAGAAACCACGCGGAAGGTCTTGCGCTGACCAGTGCTCTGCTTGGTGATGTGATGCACAGCTTCCACGCCAGTGATCGTGAAGGCATCGCCAGCAGCCACGTTGGTCGTCGAGGAGACGGTCACGGTCTGGAAGCGGTTGTCCACGTTGATCTGGCCGCCGACAGCAGTTGAGGTGGCCTGGGGCGTGTAGTTGGCCTGAGTGCCAGCGCCACTGGTGTCGATGGTGATCGAGCCACCACCAGCAGCCGCGGTCAGGCGGTTGGCGTAGTCCATCTTGTAGGTCTCGAAGCTCGCCACCATGCCGACATAGCTGCGCTCGTAGGCACGATCCGATTTGGCATTGCCGAACGAACGAGCAGTGCCAACCAGGTTTCCGGCCAGGCCGTTGTAGTCACGGCTGGACAGAGCCAGGAAGCGGTCGTAGTCAGGCACGCCCTGCTCGTTCATGATGGCATCGCACAGAGCGATGTCGTCATAGTCACCAGCCGCAGCAGCAATGGGCACCACCAGCGAACCAAGGTTCGCGGCAGAACTCATGATGGCCACGTTGATGTCGGAGGCCAGCTTCTGCTTGGCAGAGTCGCCCAGACGGCCTTCCTGCAGCGCATCGCGCAGTTCGAGCGTGGTCATCTCCCAGGGCACGGTCTTGCTGTAACCCAGGGTAGCAGGGACTGCCAACTGAGTCATGGCTTTGTAGCCAGAGATCGGGGTGCCAGGAGTGCTGTTGATCGACTGAGCGATGTAGGGCTGGGGACGCCAGATGGTGTTGTTTGCACGCTCCATCATCGTCTGGTCGGTGTTGTAGATCGCAACATTGCGAGACAACACCAGGGCATCCTGGAAACCTTCCAGGAGGTCTTCGAACGCTACGCGCTCTTCTTTGGAAAAACTATTGGCCATGATCGGCTCCTATTTCAAAAATCAGTTTTTGGATGCTGCACGCTTTTGCGCCTTGTACTGGATGACCTTGGTCATGTTTCCAGTACGAGCCGCTTCTTCGCGCAGCCGTTCAAGGGTTGAGTCCACCGAACCAGATACTCGGCCAGTTCCCTGGACGATGCGCTCTGGCGCGGGTGCTGCTCTACGGTTTGTGACTTTCAATTCTTTCTCCAGTCTTGCCACCGCAAAAGCAAACTTCACGGGGTCGGTAATCTTTGAGAGGTCGGCTGCCTTCCTTGGGTTCTTCCCGAGTGCGTACACCACCAGCGCAGGGTTCTCAGCTCCTTGCAGGATAACGCCTTGCTGGGTGACGCTGAAGACCTCCTGGGCAATCGCCTCGGCATCCTCATAGTCTCGGACCTTCAGCTCGGCCTTGGCCTTGCTGTAGCCCTCCAGCTTGGCCTGCCAGGCCTGATGCTGCTGCTGCTCTGCCTGCCTGGTCTGTTCGACCATGAAGTCATGCTGCCGCTTGCGCTCATGCCAGGCGTCCAATGCCTGCTCGAATCTGTCTGCATCGTAGTCGTGGTCCTCCAGCTTCGGTTTCGGTCCCAACTGCACTGGCTTGTTCTCAGGTGCAGAGGTTGCGAGCCTTGCTTCGAGTTCACGAATTCGACGCTCTTTTTCCCTGTTTGCCTTGCGTAGCTCTCGAACCCATTCGGGTGCTCGAACTTCCTCTTCGGTGGGTGGCGATTCCTCACCTATGGAGACCACAACTTCGTCAGACACCTCCGCGTGCTCGTCATCGGAACCACCAGCGTATTGGTCATCAGCGGAATCGTTCTCGCTGACTTCAATCTCAACACCCTGCTGCTCGTCATCCAGCACCGCGGCCTCGTCGCCGTTGTCGTTTACTCCTGCTTCTGCCTTTAAATTCATATTTGACCCCATCAAACTCACCCAATTTGAACGGCTGGGTGGTTGCCGTTTCCCACATTTTCACTCGGTTTCGTTCAAGTTTCAACCTCCGGCAATCCAAGTGCCCTGCGCAAGGCTGCATAAACCAAGCGCAGGCGCAGCTCAGTCTCTGCCTTGAACTCGGCAGGCTCCGGCTGTTCGGCCTCGATGGCCGAGTGAATATATTCGACCAGGCGCTCGAACTCGTCTTGCGTGCTCATCGGCCTGTCCTCGTGGATTCCATGAAACGCATCAGGCTGTCCACCCACTCTTGTGTTGCTTGCTGCACCGGGTTTGAGAGCTGGAATGAGCGCATGTCGCCAGCCGGATCAGTGCCGGCAGCGCGCCTGGCCTGCGTGAAGTCCGAAAACAGCAGCTCGCGCGGGATCGGCTGCTCGAAGCCGCCGACATATTGGCCGGCCAGTTGCGTGTTGTAGGTGGTGTGCGGAGCTGGTGACTCGGTGATGATGCGGCCGGTCGGGTCCATCTTGGCCACCGCAAAGCCGCCAGCGTGGATCGGCACATCCATCAGCGACTGCTCGGTGATGGCCGCCCTGGTGACTGGAAGGTCTGGAAAGCCGGCCGTCTTGAACTGGTCCAGCGTCATGCGGTCGATGAAGGCATGCCGCAGCGCGCCATTGGCGTTGAGCTGCTCGCGCGCCTGCGGGTTGTCGACGCCCTTCCACTCAGGCCTGAACTTGCGCACCTCGGCATCGAATTCCTTCTTGGCCTTCTTGGTGATCTTGCCGCCCTTGATCTGCTCCAGCAGGGCATCGGACATCATGGTCGAAAAGTCTCCACCGACATGGCTCATCGGGGTGTAGACCATGTAGACATCGCCGCTGCCCTTGCCGGCAGCCTCTTGGACTCGCTTGGACAGTCCGGTGATCGGTCCTTTGTCAGACGCCCAGGCCGCACCAAATGGCAGGTGCGTGCGCATGAAGTCAGGGCCGCCCTCCAGTGCCACCGGAGTCGGCAGGCGCACGCCCTCGATCTCAGTCAGCATGCGGCCGGCTGCAGTGCGGTCGCCAGTGGCCGGCAGGATGGTCGCGCCCTGGAGCTGCTCGGGGCTGATGAACTGCCGCGGAGGCAGGTCTTTGACCACCTCCTGGGTGAATTGCATCTCGCTGACAGGCTTGTCCAGCTTCTTGCCCTCGCCAATCGGGTGATACAGGCCGCGAGCGATGTTCTCGGCCTTGCTGGCTCGTGGCATGGCAGCCATGCCGGCCAGCATTGCACCGCCCTTGGCCATGCCACCAGGTGTTGGCACTGCCATCGATGCCAGGAACTCCTGGATTGGTGCCCTGGCCGAACTGACCAGGCCGGCACGCTCCATCTGCCGGCCGATGTACTCGCTGCTGCCGACAACCTGCTCGTCTGGAGTGCGGTAGCCGAACGGCCGCATGGCCATCGTGGCCAGGTCGACTGGCGTGCCGACCACCGAGGCCAGCGCCCGATACGCCAGGTCTTTGATGGTTGGATCAGCCACGTCCGGTCACCATGTTGGAGATTGTGCGAGCAGACTCGACTGCAAGGCGCTGGTCTTCATTGTCAATGTTGGCCAGCGTCTCGGCTGTCTTGGCTCGTTTGTACTCTGCGTCTGCGATGGTGTCCACCGTGTCTGCGCGAGCCTTGGCCGCCTTAGCAATCGCCTCCTCGGCCGCGGCCTGCAGAAAGATTTTGTTCGGGTCTTCGGGCTGGCCTTGCAGCTCGACCATCATCTCTTCCTGTTCCTGCTCGGTAGGCTTGACCACGCCCATGCGCACGAGCTGCTTGCGGAAGTAGTCGCGCACATCGCTGATGCCCTCTCCTTCCATGTTCATCATGGCCATTGCCTGCAGCACCTGCTTGGTCTGCGCATCGTCAGTGATGGCCATCATGCCGGTCAGCGCACGGACAGTGGCCGCGCGCTTGCTGGTGCTGGATGGGCCGACCTCGACGTTCACGTCGAACTTGGCACGGCTGAGGTCATTCTCCATGACTACTTCTCCAGCCTCGCTGACAGTCGGCTGCATCAGCTCGACCATGCCAACCTCATCATTCGGGCCGAGAGTCTTCATCTTGCGGCCTTCTTCGACGTAGATGTCACGTGCCATTGAAAGCCAGATTTCGCCACAGCGCTGCATGCCCTTAGCGAAGTTGCTCATGTAGATGAAGGTCTGCATGTCCAGCCTGGTCTGGATCATCTCGATGGCCTTGCCGGAGATGTTCGATACCATCTTGTCAGCCTGCTGCGAGCTGCCCAGGATGTCCTGCATGTCCTGCTCTGTGATCTGCATCAGAGCAGCCATCGCAGGCGGGATTTGTGGGCTGCGGGTGTAGGCCACTGGGCCGCTGACCTGCTGGCTGCCGTCAGGTCCGGTGATCGGGTTGATCAGCAGATACGGGTAATTGCGGATGTTGTCGTCTGCCCACATGACCTGGTGGCCAGTCACCTGCTCAGGCGTGAGGATCGGTTTCTCGACGCTGGACAGCGCGCTGATCTCGCCCAGCTTGGAGAGCTGCATGTTCTTCAGGCGCTGCGCATCCTTGGCTAGGCGCACCTGACCCATGCAGCGCTCGACGTTGTCGACGAACCAGCGCTTGCCATAGACCGGGACGATGGGGATTTCTTTGCCTGCGATGTAGCCGGCATCTTCCAGGATGCGGCCGCCAGACATGATGTACTTGTGGACCTTGCGGGTCTTGATCTTGCGCTGCCGGACCTCTTGGCTGCCAATGGCCGCCAGCGTCTCTTCGAGCGCTGGGTCTGCAATGAAGTCAGCTTGACGATAGCGCTCTTCTGTGCCGTCAATGGCTCGGAATATGCGAATGGTCTCGCTGACATCCTCGACCTTGTAATACTCGGCCACATAGACCACGTCAGGCGTACACCAGTCGAACTCGTACTGGTGAATCTCCTTTGGCCAGTCTGTCGGATCATCGCCCCAGGTTTCCTTGTAGGACTGGCGTGTCATGCTAGTGACAACGTAGCAGTACCTGGCATCTGACTTGTCCTGGCGCTTGGCATTCAGGTCGAAGAACACCGAGCTGTCGGCATCGAAGATCGGTTCGATCATGATGCGCTGGTGCTCATTGTCTTCGTCCTCATCGTCCTCGTAGACGTTGCGCAGACGCCAGGCACCAAAGCCGCCACCGACTGCCTCCTCGAAGGCGTTGTCGTAGGCCTCGTCAGCCACGCTGTCCTTCTCGTCTGCACGGTACAGGCCATCGCACGTCTCGGCCAGCTTGTCGTCCTGGCCAGGTTTTGGCGTGAAGTCGACCGTGACTCGGTTGTTGCGGTACTCGTTGATGATGCGGATCACCGACAGGTGAATCTTGTTCACCTCGAACCTGGGCTTGTTCTCGTAGATGTCCCAGAGTGGGCCTTCCCACTGGCTGCCGGCCAGGCTGTAAAAGCGCCGGTCCTGCAGACACTGCAAGCGCTCATCGCGCAGTGCAGTCTGGATGTCGTTGAACTGCGCCAGCGCATCGCTGTGCAGATTGTTGAGATATTGCTCTTTAGACATGCGTGCCATATTTCGCCCCTATTTGCAAGTATTTTCTACCATTTGCTCGTCACCGGCAATGGTTTGAAATCAATGGGCCGGGAAACGACCGCAGCCCTGCGGACGCCCTCGCACGCATACCTTAGCGCATCGATGACGTGGTTTTGCTTGTCCTGCAGCACCGGCAGCACTTTGCCGGTCAGCGGATCTGTCTTGTAGCTGTAGAACGTCAGCTCGTCGATGGTGTGCGTGCAGCGTGGATGCACCACTATGTCGTAGGACTTGAGCCACTCGACGCCTTCGACCACTGAGTCCTTGCCCTTGACGGCCGGCATGATCTTCGGGAAGCCGTTTTTACGCATGTGGCTGATCGTCTCCGGCCTGGAGCTGTCGGCCACCATCGGCCACTTCTCGGCCTCCGGCACGGTCATGAACAGCTCAGGCGTGTTCATGATCTCGCATCCCACCATGTAGGCCTCGTGATCGATGTAGAGCGTGCGGCCGACGATGTGGCAGCGCACCAGGACGGTCGGATCTGTGGCAAAGCCCCAGTCAGCGCCAAGCCGGTGGATGGCGTCTTTCGGTGCCTCAAACTCCTCGACGCGCCAGTTGCGGAAAACTCGCGCGCTGCTGTTTTGCAGGTAGCCACCACGCCAGACGTGAGCGTACTTGTCCGGGTCGCGCGCCTTGTCGTACTCCATTTCGGCGCGCAGCACATCAGGGAACCAGGGGTTGTCGTCGAAGTTGACCTCCAGCACCACCGCGTCTGGTGGTGGCTTGTCGCCACGCAGCAGGTGGTCGACCGGGTCACTGGCCTGGCTCGGATTCCAGGTGAACCACAGCTCGGAGTTGGGCTTGCGGATAGTTGGCCGCAGCAGGTCCAGGCTGCGCTGTGACAGGCTTTGAGCCTCCTCCACCCAGGCACGGTCGTAGCCCTCCAGGGACTTGATCGAGTCGGCCGTGTGGTTCTGCATGCCCTGGAAGATGATCAGGCCGTCACCCTTCTTGGACTTGATCACGGCCTCCTGGACCTCGAAGTAGGCACCAGCGTTCATGGCCTCGATCTTCAACTCCAGCAGGCGCTTGACCGACTGCGCCAGGGACTTCTGGACCTCACGCACGCAGACCGACCGGCTGGTCTGGTCCATGATGTGCGCCTCAATCAGCATCTCGGCAAAGGTGTGCGACTTGCCGGAGCCGCGGCCGCCGAAGGCTGCCTTGTAGCGCGCCGGCTCCAGCAGCGGCAGCGCCCATTGTGGGGTCTCGATGCGCAGGGTCGTCACTTGCCAACCACCACGCGCTCGATCTTCTGGATGGCCAGCGGCCGGTCAGGGTCGCCAGTCAGCTCCAGCTTCTCGCCGTACTTCTTCGGGGCCAGCTTGGACAGCAGCCACTTGCGGGTGTCAACCTGGAGCTTGGCGCGCTGTACGTCCACCGGCACCTTTTTCTTCACCACCACAGGCTCGCCCTTGGCATTCAGCGCCTGTTCATCGATTTCAGTGAAAGCCTGGTCAGCGATGGCCATCGTCTCGTTGGCAATGCGCTCGATCAAGTCCTCGCGCGCGCGCGCGTAGCTGTCGGCCAGGTCGGCGTCAACTTTCAACCACTCCATGAAGGTGCTGTGAGGAACACCAGCCGCCTCGCAGGCCTTGAATGCGCTCAGACCGCCACGCATGCCGGAAAAAACCAAAACGCAAATGTCGGCCTTGTTCTCGTACTTGCTTGGCCTTGGCTTTGCCGCGGCCTTTGGTTTGTGGGACTTTGTGGTCATGCTGCATTCTCCTCTTTTTCCAGCCGGTTGGCCACCAGGGTGGCGTAGCCAGCGATGTCGACCCAGTTGTCGGCGTAGTTCGGATCGCCGTTCAAGATGCGCGCGATCTTGTGCTGGATCATCTCCAAGGCCTCGCGCTGATCGGCCTGAAGACCATCCCAGCCGCTGCGCTCGTGCATGGCAGCCTTGAGGTCTTGGCTGATCCTGGCATGGCCCTGGAAGCTGCCATACCGACCTTCACGGCCGGCCAGCATCTCGTTCACGTTGGTCTGTGTCATGTTAGTGCTTCCTCACGTTCCTGTGGATAACTTTTCATTGCCTTTTGACCTGGCTGCGGTACCAAAAAGCGCCGCAGCGTTTGGTAACTGGTAACCCCCCCTAAAGGGGGGGATTACGTTACGTTACCGAAATCGCCGCCTTTGCCCCAGGTAACTCATATCGTTTTTTTCCGTTCTGTTACCAGTTACCGATGCCTGACTGTGGATAACTCTGTGGATAACTCATGGTCAGCGCTCCGACTTTCGGATCAGCATGGAGCTGGCGTGCGCATCGTTGACCACCAGCCAGCCGTGCTCGAAGGCCTCGATGATCTCGGCCACCAGCAGGTCTGCGATGGGTTTGCCGGGGCTGCTGGGCTTGATGTACTGCTTGGCTGAGGCCTCGCTCACGTCCATCTTCTGCACCAGGTAGTCAACCATTGCCGACCTGCTGAGGTAGGGTAAACCATTACGCTCCTCGGCACCGGACGCCCACCAGGCGTTCTCGAAGGTCTTGCGATGGCTGTCGATCTTGCTGTCCTTCCTGGCCGCTGTCGGGGCTTGGGCCTGGACGATCACCGCGGAGGTGACCGGCTGGTTGTCCTCGTCGTACCAGCCTGGGATGGTGACCTGCTGCAGCTCGACGTGGACGGTCTGGGCCAGCTCGGCATCCTTGGACTTGCGCTGGACGATTTGCATGGGCACGCCATCCTTGCCTGGGACGATGCTGATCTCGATGTCCAGTGCGCCGCGCCAAGCGCTTGAGCCGCGCGCCCGATGCTGGGCCTCCTCGGCCACGCCAGTGTGGTGGACCAGGATCACGCTGCAGTTGAACTCGTTCATCAGGCTGTTGCAGGCATCCAGCATGGTCTTAGCGTCCTGGGCGCTGTTCTCGTCACCGGCCAGGAATCGGTGCAGGGTGTCGACCACGATGATGGCCGGGTTATCCGGTAGGCCTCGAACCTGCTCCACCACCTGTAAGTAGCCAGCCGGAGTGTTGAGGTCGCAGCCGTCCTTGGACAGCCACATGGCCAGGGAGCCGGCCTGGTGGTGGTGCTTCCAGGCTGCCACGCGCCCACGCAGACCGTGGTGGCCTTCACCGGCCAGGTAGACCACATTGCCTGGCCGCACCTTCTGGCCACACCACTCGGCCATGCCGCTGGCCATGCGCAGGCACCAATCCAGGACCACAAAGGTCTTGCCGCCGCCAGATGGGCCGTGGACCATGATCAGCGCCTGGCTCTGCAGCCAGCGCTTGACCAGCCATGAAATCGGGGACGGCTGGGCAGAAAAGTCATCGGCGGGGATCAGCCAGTTGTCCTTGGCCGGGGAAAGCAGTCCTGCCAGATCATGGCCTGCCTGTGCATAATCGTTGGCATCCATGCCCTCGATTGGAGGCATCACCACGCGCGCGCCGAACTTGGCGCTGGCCTGATCGGCATATTTCTGCCCCACGCCTCCCTTGTCGTGGTCGGCCACGATGACGATGGTCTGCTGCTGGCCGTACATCTCGCGCAGTGTGCCTGTCACCGGCACCAGGTTGCTGGCGCTGTAGGCCACCACGCAAGGCCGGCCGGTGGTCTCGTGGACCGTGGCCGCGGTTGCGAACCCTTCGGCCACATACAGCGTGCCTGGCTCGTCCATCGTGCCTACCATCCAGAACTTGCCGCCAGCCTCGCCGCCTGGGTGGTAGAGCTTGCCACCATCGTGGCTGATGTACTGCAGGCTGCAGAGCTGGCCATCTTTGTCGAACAAGGGCACCACCAGCCGGCCATCGCCTGTGATGCGTGCGCCATGCGTCTTGATGCCCTTGCGCGCCAGGTAGGGGTGATCCGGGTGTGCTGCGGAGGCCGATGACCAGATGGTCTCGACCGTGCTGGCTGCGACCTGGTGCTGGCGCTCCAGCTCGGCATCTCGCAGCACCTTGGCCTCGGCCACGCGCCTGGCGTGCGCCATCTCCTCTGCCTGGGTGAGCTTGCGTCCCACGTCTGCACGCCAAGTCACCTCCATGCCTGCACGCCAGCAGCCGAATCGGCCGGCCGGCACGCCATCACCGAAGACCAGATACCAGCCAGGCTTGTCTCCGTGGCCAGGCGAGCCTTTGGTGCCGGACCTGAACCTGTGAATCTTGCCGTCCAGGAAGACCTGCTCTGGTGGCTGCAGGCCGGCCGCCCGGATGGCGTCGATCAGTTGCTCTTCTGGTGATGCCACCCTCTTCTCGGGTGGTGGTGACCAGGGGCCACCCAGGACTTTGGACAGGTCAGCCATGCAATGTCGCCTCCTGCCGTGTCAGGTAGTCAGACAGCGCCTTGACCGTCTCGTACAGGGGCTTGGAGTCCTCCTGCATGAACCTGTAGACCGTGGCCGGGTGGACCCCAGCGTTCTCGGCCACGCGCTTGAGATTGGCGTCCTCAAGCCGTTTTTTGATTTGCTCGACAGTCAGCATATGTTGCACCTCTGAAAAAATTTTTGCGGGAGTGCTTGCATCTTACTCCAATTCCGGTTTATGATGCAAGCACTGCGCGAACGGAATTGCCCGAAGGTGCAGCAACCAAGAAGGAGAGCCAACATGGCAATCAATGTGAAGACGACCGGCAGCCTGGCTGCCAATGGTGTGAAAGTCCTGGTTTACGGCCAGGCCGGTGCAGGCAAGACCTCACTGATCAAGACCCTGCCGCAGCCCATCGTGCTGTCGGCTGAAGGAGGCCTGCTGTCCATTCAGGACGCCGACCTGCCATTCATCGAGATCAGCGACATGGAGACGCTGCGGGAGGCCTACACCTGGCTGACGCAGTCCGACGAGGCCAAGGGGTTCCAGTCGGTCGCGCTGGACTCCATCAGCGAGATCGCTGAGGTGGTGCTCAATGCCGAGAAGAAGGCCACCAAAGACCCACGCCAGGCCTACGGTGCGATGCAGGAGCAGATGGCCGACATCATCCGCGCATTCCGCGACCTGCCTGGCCGGCACGTCTACATGAGCGCCAAGCTGGAGAAGACCCAGGACGAGATGGGCCGCGTGCTGTATGCGCCCTCGATGCCTGGCAACAAGACCGGCCAGGCGCTGCCCTACTTCTTCGACGAGGTTCTGGCGCTGCGTGTCGAGAAGGACAGCGAGAACAACACCCAGCGCGCCCTGATGTGCGACTCGGACGGCCTCTGGCTGGCCAAGGACCGCAGCGGGAAGCTGGACGCCTGGGAAGCACCGGACCTCGGTGCAGTCATCGCCAAGATTGGAGGCAAGTGATCATGACCAAGTCAATGGAACAACTGGCCGCCCAGTGGCTGGAGGCCAAAGAGGCCGAGCGCAAGGCCACCGAGCGCCGCCGTGACTTCGAGGACGCCATGCGCGAACTGGCTGGTTTCTCGGACCAGACCGAAGGAACCGAGAACGTCAAGACCACGGCCTACACGATCAAGATCGTCGGCCGCATCGACCGCAAGGTCGACGCTGACAAGGTGCAGGAGCTGGCCGCCGAGCACGGCCTGACCGATCATCTGAGCACGCTGTTCCGGTGGAAGCCGGAAATCAACATGGCCATCTGGAAGGCAACAGACGAGGCCATCACCAAGCCGCTGGCAGCAGCAATCACGGCCAAGCCTGGCCGCCCTTCTTTCACCATTGAACCTATCAAAACCAAGGAGTAATTCATCATGGCTTTTCTCGGACAAACATACGCAGCATCGGACCTTCCCCAAGGCAACAACAACTACGAGCCTCTGCCGGCTGGCTGGTATACAGCCAACATCACGCAGGCCGAGCTGAAGAGCACGGTCGCTGGCGATGGCCAGTACATCAAGTTGCGCTACGACATCACCGGACCGACCCACCAGGGCCGTGTTGTCTTCGGCAACCTCAACATCAAAAACGCGAGCGCCAAGGCCGAGGAGATCGGCCGCCAGCAGCTTGGCGAGATCATGCGCGCCATCGGCCTGGCCAAGGTCCAGGACACTGACCAGCTCATCGGTGCCAGCATCCAGGTCAAGCTGGACGTGCGCCCTGCACGCACCGACGAGAAGACTGGCAAGACCTACGAAGCCAGCAACGATGTGAAGGGGTTCAAGGCTGTCAATGGTGGCGCAGCGCCCACCTTTGCCGCACCAGCTCCTGCAGCAGCTCCTGCAGCCTCTGCAGCGCCGGCCAAGGCCGCGCCGCCCTGGCAGAAGAAGTGAAGTGAAAAAAGCCCAGGCCAGCGCGAGCTGGTCCTGGGCAGTTGGCAACCACTAGAAGGAGACGGGCACCATGAAGATACCCGAACCAGAGCATAGCATCCAAGGCCTGATCGACAAACACCACGAGAAGCAGGCCGAGCCGCCCAGGCCGCACATGGGCTGCAGCCAGTTGGGTCACCCATGTGACAGATGGCTGTGGCTGTCGTTTCGCTGGGCTGTCCAGCCCCAGTTTCCTGGCCGCATCCTGCGCCTGTTCCGCAGGGGCCAGATGGAGGAGGCCACCATCGTGTCGGACCTGCGCGCCATCGGCATGGACGTGCGCACGAGCCGTCAGCAGGCGCGCGTGGACTTCGGTGCGCATGTGTCCGGCAGCATCGACGCCATCATCGAGTCTGGCGTGCCTGCAGCACCAAAGAAGCGCCATGTGGCCGAGTTCAAGACGCACAGCTCCAAGAGCTTTGCCGACCTGGAGAAGAACGGGGTCGAGAAGTCCAAGCCCGAGCATTTTGTCCAGATGCAGCTCTACATGCATGGCACCGAGATCGACCGCGCCATGTACCTGGCCGTCTGCAAGGACGACGACCGCATCTATACCGAGCGAGTGCGCTACGACAAGGAGGTGGCCGAGAAGTTCATCAGGCGCGGCCACTACCTGGCCACATCAGATCGCATGCCGCCGCCCATCAGCACCGACCCAAGCTGGTATCAGTGCAAGTTCTGCGATGCGCACGAGTTCTGCCACGAGACCAAGACCACAAAGCATGTGAACTGCCGCACTTGCGCGCACAGCACGGCCAAGGAGGACAGCACCTGGCGCTGCGAGCGCCACGAGGCCGATGGCATTCCGGTGGAGTTCCAGCGCCAGGCCTGCGACAGCCATGTCCTGCACCCTGACCTGGTGCCCTGGGAGCGCAAGGACGGCCTGGACCAGTGGACGGCTGTCTACGTCATCGAAGGCCGCGATGTGGCCAACGGTGAAGGCGATGCGCACGTCTACACAAGCCGCGAGATTCTGGCCAACCCCAAGATGTGCAGCCTAGGGGATGACTATGTGGAGAAGCTGCGCGCAACCTTTGACGCGAGGATTGTGGGATGACATTCAAGTGCCCAGACAAGTACCGCGTGATGGTGCCTGGCTACCCTGCAGGCGACGAGCACAACGGCTGCTTCATCGTGCCTTTGAAGCACCAGCAGAAGCTGCGCATCATCGCCAGCAATGGCATTGGGTGGGAGCATGTCAGCGTGAGCCGCAAGGACCGCTGCCCGACTTGGGAAGAGATGTGCCAGGTCAAGGCAATGTTCTGGGACGAGGATGACTGCGTCATCCAGTACCACCCACCGCGCAGCGAGTATGTCAACAACCACCAGAACTGCCTGCACCTGTGGCGACCGATTGGCGTGTCGCTGCCTATGCCGCCCAGCATCATGGTTGGCATCAAGGACTGACGCCATGCTGAGAGACTACCAACAGCGAACCATCGAACAGCTCTATGCGTGGTTCGAGGCAGGGCATGCAGGCAATCCATGCCTGGTGTTGCCCACCGGGTCCGGCAAGAGCCACATCGTGGCCGCGCTGTGCAAGGATGCGCTGCAGAACTGGCCGGAGACCGTGGTGCTAATGCTGACGCATGTGAAAGAGCTGATCGAGCAGAATGCCGAGAAGATGCGCCAGCACTGGCCAGGCGCGCCGATGGGCATCTACAGCGCCAGCATCGGCAAGAAGCAGCTCGGTGAGCCGATCACCTTCGCCGGCATCCAGTCGATCCGCAAGAAGGCCAAGGAGATCGGCCACGTCGACTTGGTGATCATCGACGAGTGCCATCTGGTCAACCACAAGGACGAAGGCGGGTATCGCCAGTTTCTGGCCGACCTGAAGGCCATCAACCCTGCGCTGCGTGTCATCGGCCTGACGGCCACGCCCTATCGTCTGGGGCACGGCCTGATCACC